TATTCCATTCGTTAGCCAATATTTCCCAGTCCCAGGACCCAAAGCTAGAATTGTCTTTAATTATAAATTCGTTCTTTTTTTCGTCGCTCCAGCCTTTAACTTGGTGTACCCATACTTCGGTAAATCCAGCCTCTATGATTGCTTTTAAACGCATATTACCGCCCAATACAATCATATTTTCGTCTACTACTAAAGGCCTAACTTCTAGCATTTCTGGAAATTCTTTTAATGAATTGACCAGCTTTTTAAAATTAGCCTTATTAATATAACGCGGATTGTGTTCGTTTGGTTTAGGCTCGTTAGGTTTTACTTTTTTAATATTACCCATATACTATTTAAACCAGACTATTGAAATACCTAATGGACCAATAAAAAACTGTATCATACGTTCGTCTTCGTCCATATAATAAAACTCCTCAATTGCGCCACTTGCGTAGTTTATGCCTAAAGCAAAACCATATATAGGAAATAATTGTACTTGAAATGAACCCATATTTAATAATATTTTTTGTAAAGGTACTCATAAAGTTCAAAAATCTTTGCATTTAGTGTTTCATTTGTATATGGTTCTGGGGACTTTGTAGTTCTGCCCATTACAAATAAGGTCAAGTATATTCCTCTAAACGTAGGTTCTGGTAATATTTTAATATTGTTTTTAATACACCATACCCTGGCATTTGTCTGCGCATCTGTAGGCACGTACTGTTTTATTCTTTTTCGCTTTGCCATTAAAAGGGTATTTGGTCTTTTTCAACATCTAAATCGACAACTTCCACCATTCTTTTTGGGGCCTCAAATTTATCGTCTCCTGGTTGTAATGGTTTATAAACTGCGCCATTTTTAAAGTCTGGTGCTATTTTAAAACTTCCTAGCCCGCCGTTTTCTTTACGCTTTACTTTTTCAATATATATATCAACGCTATCGCTTCCATAACTCGTTGGGTAGCCAATATTTCTATAACATATAATACCATTGTAACACTTGTTAAAAAAGTCAGCCGAACCACTTATATCGTAAAGCGTTGGCTTTTTATATCTGTTATTGTCGCTTTCAATTTTTCTAGGGTGCGCCACTAAAAATAAATGCGTATTGGTCTGCTGGCAGAATTGTGTTATTTGACTAAGTACACGGCCTATATAGCTATGGTCTTTTTGCGCACTATGGTCGAGCATATTCCAAGGATCTATAACGCATACATTAACCCCTTTTTGAAATACTAAGTCCCTAAAGTGGTTAAGTATGGCCTCTAAAGTTAGGTTTTTTAAGTCTATTTTAACCCAGTAAAAATGCTCCTCAATAAAATCTTTGGTTTGGTTAAGCTGGTCGTTTGAACAATTGGTTTCGTTTAGCTTATTAGCCACTCGTTTTATATGGCCTTCATAAGGGAAACTTTCCGGGGAAAACATAGCGCATCTAAAATCGTATTTCATTGCTACGTTTACACAAATTTGGTCTACAATATCCGATTTACCGCTATTTGGTATTCCAGTTATTACAGTCCATTCGCCCATAGCAAGTTTAAAGTATTCATTACTGCCGCCTAGACCAATATCGTAATTAGTTACCCCTTTTTCATTGTATTGCAATACATCGTCCCATATATCGGATATACTTAAAACGCCTTCTAAAGGAAAGTTTTTAGCGCTTTTTACAATACTTCGTAGCGTTTCGGCACCTTTAGCTACTAACACCTCGTTAGCGTCTTTATATTCGCCAAAATCTACATATTTGCAGCGGTAATGGCCAAACCTTCTGGCAAGTTCTGCGCGTAATTGCAGACCAGCTTCGTCGTTATCTGTACATATAACTATTTCGTCTTTATCTTCAAAAGAACGCCAGCAGTTATCTAAGTATTCCAGGCGTTGGTTTCCTTTACTGGCTCCATTTGGAACCGAACAAACAGAATATATACCAGCTTCGTGCAAACTAAGTGCGTCCATTTCGCCCTCAACTATATAAACGGTCTTTAATTCGTTTATATTGTCTAAACCATAAAATATTAATTCGGCTCCAGACACCATTTTAAAATTCTTTTCAGAATCTCTAAACTTTACGTTAGTAAGCTGGCCGTCTTTGTAGTAATTAAAATTTATAGTCTTGCGGTTATTTTTAACCTGCGGCATATATGTAACGCTTTCGCCTACTTTCCAATGCGCAAGGGTAGCCTCGTAAATACCACGTCCTTTAAACCAATCAATAATTTTAGCGGATAGGTTAATTTCAATTTTAGGCGGTAAAACATAGTCCTCTTTTGGCTTAAACTTAACCGAACCGGACCAGCCGCAGTTATGACAATTATAAACGCCTTTTTCTACATTTACACTTAGGCTTTCGTCTGCTTTGTTTTTCCTGGTTGGCGTACATTGTGGGCATTTTGTTTTGACGTCCCCACTTGTTCGCCCTTTAAGTAAAATACCAAGGTCTTGAAGTTCTTTTAAATACATAATAATAGTTTAGTTCCTGCTAAATTAAAAATTTATTTTAAATCTGCAAATATTGTTTTTAGCTTTTCTAAATACAATGTAAAATCCATTGCTTCCTCTTGAGCGTGTTTAAGCCATTCTAATGGACTTAAATCGTTTCGGTCTAAGTTAGTACCGTATTTTTCCGTTCCTATCTTAGAACGCGTTAAAAACGCTTCTACGACGCTATTAACTATTGAATCGTCAGTATGGTTTGTGCATCGCTTGCATTTAATAAAAAAACTTCTTTTGTTATCATTTGGTTCTCCCATAGTGTTGTAGTCGGACATTGTAATTCGTGTTTTTGTAAATTAGTTAAATCTCTTAAATCAAATATGTAATCAAAATATTGTTCGCTTACTAAGTAAAAAACTAGGTAATCGTCCATTGCTAAAAGTTTCTCGTATTTGTAAACCTCCAGCATTTTAGTTTTGTAGCTATCGTTTCTAAACTTAAATTCTATAACGCAATTTTTACCAGTACAAGTTTTGCCTATTGCGTCGTAATGGTCAAAGCCACCGCCGGACCATTTTAGTTGCCAACCCCTGGAGTTTAACTCTTTAACTTTTAATTGTTCTTTGGCGTGTATCTGACTAATCATTTTTTAAGTAGTTATAAATATCGGTTATATCCTGGTCGGTAAACTGTACGTTTTGCCTAATTAAAAATTCATTGATAACGTCGCCGTTATATGTTTGCGCTTGAACTTCAACTTTACCTAAAGCATTAGTTTTTAAAAACCATTCTTTTACGCCTTTTAAATAAGCCATAGCTTTTGGTTTGTTATTTTGCTTTATAGCTACTTTGTATTTCGCCATAATATTATCAATTTTTCTAATTCCATTACGAGCAGTTTTTAAAGCTGGTAAACTTAAAACGTTTGGTTGCCAAAAAGGGTCTTGTCTTGCCCATCTAATTGCAGCATAAACTTCTCTTAAATCGTAATCGTTTTTTTCAAACCAGGCCAATGTATTTTTCCAAGCTATTTTTTGGCTTTCATTTTTAGGCAAAGTTTTTTCGCCTTTAAATAAATTCAAATATGGCGCAAAAGCATTTTCAACTAATTGAGAAAATTTAGCTGGCGCAGGTTTTTTAACCTGTGCGGTATATTTAGTATTTATTTCTTTTGTTATTTCTGTATTAATACTAGTATTATTATTAGTATTACTTTGTAGCCGATTTGTGTGCGGCCGGTTTTCGGGCTGCACGTAAACTGTGCGGCCGGATAACCCATTGTCGGATAATCGGTCTACCGGTTCCAAAACCAATTCGTAGTTATATCCTACAAACAAACCCTTGTCTCCTTTTACCCTTTCGCGTATCAAATATCCAGCAGCTTCTAATTCCTTAATTTTTGATTTTATAGCAGCTTTGCCATCTTTAAAGGCGCCTATAATAAATTCTATTGTAATTTTAAATTCAGCAGTATGTGAAAATAAAAAACAATACAAACCAACTGCCCCAACAGATAAATTTTTGTCTCTTAAAATTGGGTTAGGTACAACCGTAAAGTTTGTAAAATCTTTAGGTTTTTTTATTAATCCTGTTTTCATAAAAATAAAAAAGCAGGGGGTTCGGCGATGCGGCGCTTACTACCCTTGCTTTAAATGTTTTATAATTTTAATCCGGTTCCGCATAACTAGATTAAAAAGCAAATATAAAATTTATTCTACAATCTGCTTTATTTTATTGCAGAAAGTTTTAAGGTCGCCGTAAATTCTTAGAAAATTTTTAAGGCTTATATGGTCGTCTCCAAAGACGTCAAAAAGTATTTCAATTAATAGTTCCCTTTCGACTTCTGTAATGGTCCCAATGTATTCAAAGCCATCTTTAGCGCCTGTAATAACGTCGCGTCTGCGACCTATTTTTTGTAGTTCCTCGTTGTAGTAAAGGTATATGTACTTCATAAACCGTTTTTAAAATATTGGTCAATTATTATTTTGCAGTTCTCAAAATCATTAAGCCAAACCGCATACCAATTACACAACTTTAGATTTTCTAACCACTCTGTTTGGTTTTTTGTTGGCTTATTATATCCAGCCTTTAATTCAATAGCTAAACCACTATACTGTTTGCTAGGCGTGAAAATTAATATATCTGGTATACCACTACTAACGCCTAAATATTTTAGTTTAAAACGCTCAAATGGAGACCTCTTGCCTTCATTTGCTGGGTGCGCCACTAAGCTATGCGGGTATTGCATAGATAAATAATTTAATACCGCGCGTTGTAAATGATCCTCTGGACCTAAGAAACGCATATATGGATTAACTTTTGCCATATTGCAAAGTTACTTTATTTTGCTATTAAATTGCATTTCAAGCGTAAAATTAAAAGGAACAGTATATTTTATACCAAACTCTTTAAACAAAACCTCTGCCCTTTCAAGTTCTGCTTCGTCGATAATTACCACCCTTTCAATAGGCGGGCCTGCTGGTAATTCAAAATGAATTTTAGGGTACCTGTTTTTAATAGAACTAATTGAGTTTTTACTAAAGCCGTATTTTTTAGCTATTTCCATAATTGTAAGTTCGCTATAATGATAGTCCCAGGCAGCCTTCTCTTGCAATAATTCTTTTGGTGTCATAATTTATTAGAATTTATAATTTCAACGCATAATTCATTAGGTACTTTAGACCTTTCATAATTATTTTTTAATTTTTGTGTACCGCTTTTACTTCCCCTAGCAGCAGCTTCGTGGTGGCATTTAATATTACCATTAAAACATTGTTCTCTAGGAATCCAACCGTTCGGATTAAATAAAGGGTTATAAATATTGTTTGACCAAATATCTGTTGGCTTTGCTCTAATATCTCCATATTTACAATACCATACAGTAGTTCTAGGTATTCCTTTCATAAAATCCATTTTTCTTAAATAACCTCTAGGATTTTCTATAAAAAAATTACAATTAAAATAATTTATAATTTTCAATGTATTTATTACTAACCTATCGCTTTTTTTTGCAAAATCTGTTTTAGGTTTTTGATTATCTCTATGGTGGTATATTGCAGCAATAGAATAAGTAGTACAAGGCGGAGATGCCCATATCATATTTGGCTTAAATGGTATTTGCTCAACTGTTAAAAACTCAATATCTTGAACTAAATCTATATTTTCAAATTTATTAATATCGACTGAAAAAACTTTATGCCCTAATTTATCTGCAATATTTCCAATAGACCTACTTCCAGCAAAAAGTTCTAATATATTCATAACTTAATCTAATCTTAAAAAATCAGCTTGGCCATATTCTGCAAACCATTCTTTGTTTTCTTTATATTTATCAATAACGGCGTCAATTAAAACCAGGTCGTCAATGCTTCCGTCTTTTAACTTATCAATTAGTGCCTCAATTTTATTTAAAATATTTGTTACCATTTCTGGGTCTACAGAATAAAGTTTATCGTATTCCGATTTTGCTATAGGCTCCAGCATTTCGTTTACTTTATTTACTTGCTGCTTAATGCTTTGCTTATATCTATTTGTGCCTTTTAATTGGTCGTTAGCTTCCAATAATAACTGGCCTAATAATATGCTTTTAACGTAGTTTAGTTGGTTTTCCATTACTTCTTTATTTTAATTGTTTTTAATGTTGGCAATTACTATCATTATATTGATTTAAACGCCTTTGTGTTGGTAATTACTATCACTAAAAGATAGTATTATAAGTTGTAGTAATTTTAAAATAAAAGCATTAAAAAATACTACTTATATTGCATTTTTACTAAATATATATTACCCTTCAAAAACTTCATTTACAATATTATTATACCTTTATCATTCCTTTCGTAACCTCTATAGCCGGTAGCTATTCCTGTTTCTAAATAAAACTTCCAATCCGCTATTGCGTTTTTGTAAGCATTGCGGCCTTCGTCAATCATTTTTTCACTTAGTGTATAGCACTCAACGCTATATGGGTAGTTTGTTTCTATGGCGATAAACACAAAGTTTTTAGGATCTATTCCAACCATATCGCTATAAAATGCCGCCTGTAAATGATAACCCCATTTATAAACGTCGTTTTTAAATGCTTTAGGACTATTATTTTGACAACTTTTAGGGTCTGAAATAAAACCTAGCATCTTATTAATGCAGTCGGGTCTAACTCTTACATCTACGCCTTCATAAGTTGTATAATGCGAAAGTTCAATATCGCCTTTGGTGTAATAAACCGCTTGTTCGTTACGCTCAAAATTTTCTTTAATCTTTAAAATCATTTCGTACTGGTCCGCCTCAATAACGCTTTTACCTTCTGCTAGTTTAATTTGCTTTGCAGCAGCCTCTTTTCCAGCCTTTGTGCGCTTATCTATTTTAGGCGATATATAAAACTCATCGTAAAAGTTTTCCGGCTCTAAAACGGCAGTATGGATTGCCGTACCTAATTGCAAAGCGTTGCTATAACGCGGTGCCTGGTTAAGGTAATGGTAAACCGATTTTTTATGTATCGTCTTTAGGGCGCTTGAACTTATCGCTTTGCTTTGGTGGTACACCTCGTTGCTTTCTACTTTTGTTACCATAATATAGATTTTACTTTTTCGATTAACCTAACTAACCAGCTTCTATTAACGTAAGCAATAGCTTCCTTTGGCGTTAGTATTTCAATTCTAATTCCTGTTTTGGTTTTACGCTCGTAAAATACCAATCCTGTTTCCGATACTCTAAATTTTTCTGTCATAATAATAAATTTAATACCGCTAAATTAAAAAAATACTTTTAATTTCCTAGACTATTTTAAAAATAATTTTAAATAAAAAAAGCGGCCCATTATAGACCGCCTTTACGTTTAGGTTAGTTGTTACCATTAAAACGGCAAATCGCTATCGTCTACCGCAACAGTTTTTGGTGTTGAGTTTACTATTTTAGCTTCTGGCTTCCAAGTGTCCACCTGCACCTTTACGTTCTTGCCGTACTGGTCTGTTTCTTTTTTCTTAGAAATATCCAGCTTAACGTACGTTTTTTTGTTGTATTCAAATAGGTGTTCTTTTGGTAAATCACTAAGACAAACCGTTACCTTAAAAAATTCGCCATACTTAGTGCTAACTGTTTTCCCACTTCCCGCGTAAATTGCTTCTTGTTTTTCCATAATTATTATTTGTTTAATTTAATTTGATTATCATTTATTTTTTGTAACACCTCGCAAATTGCGTCCGGTGTACCCTTGATTGTTATATGCGCGTGCGTTTTACTTTCGTATATAACCTCAATATCTTGAATTGTCGTTGTTTGCATTATAGACTAAATTTAGTTTTTAATTGTTCTCTATATGCTTTTTTCATTCTAAAGGCGCCAACTACTTTATAAGCCTGCTCTTTACTGCCCTTTAATGTAGCCTGCAATTGCTCCTCTGTTAGCCAGGCCCTATTGTCGTCCACTTGCGTTGCACTTTGGTTTTTAACCGCATTACTAACCTCCTCTGCGCTTGCAATTGAAGTATCAATACCAATGCCTAAATAACCCAATGCCCTACCTAATGCGCTAGTAAAACCGTTTTCTAAAAAGCTGGTCTTGTTTATATAGCTGCTATCGCGGTATTCCTGGGCGTGCGCAGTTACTACTGGCCTATGTTTTTCGTTAAGTATTTCGACTTTAAAAACGCCTTCCTTATCGTCTAGCCTTTCAATAGTTTCAATAATTGCCCAATCTTTAAATGCGGCTTTGGACCTAAAATGTTTTAACCGCTCGTTTACGGTAATGTAATCGTTCCCCTTAATGTTTACTGCTTTCATAAAATAGTTAAATGTTAAATGTTAAACCTAGTTCTTTAAGTTTTTCAACGTCCCCTAGCGTAAGTTTTGCCGGATTGTCAAGTTTAGACTTTAGTGTTGGCATAGTGCAACCTAAATGCTTACATACGTCTCGCTTTAATAGCTTACGTTCCTTTAATTGTTCTCTTATATTCATAATTGAAATATTTAAACACAAAAATAAAAATAATCTTTTAATTAAAAAAATATTTTACATAAAAAAAGGGGCAGCAATCCGAAAATTACCACCCCTAACAAAGAAACAAAAAGGGAATCTTTAAATTTTAATTAAGAAGGACAAGTTCCCCAAACCGGTTTTGGTAAGGACCAGGACGGTGTATTTAAACTGAAAAATATTGGCTCTGAAGTTATATTTGTAACGCACCAATTAGATAGATCCTGGTTAAATGCAACGCAATCTCTAAACATTAATGGCATACTAATAACGCTTGAAGTGTCCCAACCGCCTATATTTTGATTAAATGCAGTTGCATAAGCAAACATAGCTTCCATAACAACAACGTTTGAAGTGTCCCAACCGGTTATATCGCCATTAAAAGAACTAGCAAAACCAAACATAAACCGCATTGTTGTGGCGCTGGATAGGTCCCAATTGTTAAGATTTTGATTAAAAGAAGTTGCTCCATAAAATACGCTATTAAAATTAGCCCCGCTTGAAGTGTCCCAATTTCCAATATCTTGGTTAAAATTAACTGCCTCAAAAAACATTTGTATAAATTCAACTACGTTAGAAGTGTCCCAATAACCTATATTTTGATTAAATGCAGTTGCCCCGCTGAACATACTATTCATTGTTGTAACGTTTGAAGTGTCCCAGCTGCTTATATCGTCATTAAATGTAGTATTGTCATAAAAAGCAGAATTTAAAAATGTTATTCTAGTAGTAACAACTGTAGATAAATCCCTTCCTGCGCTTATAGCCGCATTTAAAGCTGCTCTATCTTCTAAAACTAAATAAGTAACACCGTCAAGTTCATATTCTTGACCACTTACGGCTGCTGGGTATGCTTTAACCGTTACCCCATTAGGCGCATAATATAAAAATTCAGAAGCGCCAGGGCAATTTAATTGGCCTGTATTTGTAACATTACCAACGCTAGCGCCTTCAGTTCCAACACCAACTACCGTATAAGTTGCGCCTCCCGTATCGGTTACCCTAAATGTTAAATCTAAATCTATTTCATCAACGGTTTGTTCTGTTCTCCAACCCGTACTATTATCGGAACATTTTTGTAACAAATAATTATTATTTCCAACCAAACAAATTTCACTAACCAAAACAATTTCAATTGAAGTAGAACCCGCCACCCTAATTGGCGCAGTAGTTGCGCAAAAATCATTCGATTGGCTATCCGGCAGAATTACAAATTCAACATCTACGCCTTGGCAATCTTTATATTTAATAGTTGTATTTTCAATTAAAGAATTATTTTGTACATAATAAGTTTTGCATTCAAGTATAACCTCAACGCCATAACTTATTTTATTGCTATCAAAAACAACTTCAGCATCTGTTTCCTGGTCCCCTAAATGCCCAGTAAAGCCATATAAATTATTTTTAACGTCATATTTAAAGGTATCTATAATTAGCGGCTTAGATTCGGTATATGTTTGAAAATTGACTTTTAATCTGTCAAATAAATAAATTGGCTCAATACTACCTAATCTTTTAAGTGTACCCTCAAATTTTTCTTGGGTTATTCTAGTATCGTTAATTCTTTGTTGTGCCGTTAAATCTTCTATAAATCTATAATTAGCATCTCCAGGACGCTTAAATTTAGTTATATAACCAAATAAATTTGAATCTTTTGGCGCTAAATACCCTTTTAAAAAGTTGTTAAAACTACTGCCCTGGTAAATATCTTTATATTCTAATATATTAGTTAAATTTCTATTTGTTATTTGCTTTGAATATGTAAGTAACTCATCAACGTTAAATATAAATTTTTCCGGTTCTGCGGTTGGTTCGCTTAAATAAAACAAAGTTTTCCAATTAATAATAACGCCGCCTAAATACATTGCTATATGCGGCCCGCCGCTGCTTTGAGAAGGTATAGTAAATTGAACTTTAAATTTATCCGACAAATAACCCTCGTTTACGCCGTCAATACTAAATACAATATTTTCATTATAAGTTAGCCATTCCCCGCGACCGCTATATACAAAGAAATTTACCGTAGGCGTTTCGGTCCAGGTTTTATTTTCTTTGCTATAATAAAAAGTTTGCGTGTTTTCGGTAGGTTCTCCATCAACATATTCTCTAAATATATGGCTTATTAAATAAGGCGCAGTATAGTTAGCAATAATAGATTGGAAACCGCCGTTTTCAAACTGAACTTCAAAAGAAAAATCGAAACTACTGTCTTTTTCTTCTGTATCATTTTGCGCTTTAGAATCAAATTCGTTTGTTAAAACTATATCAAATCCACCGGAAAAAAGGCCAGTAACCCTAGCGGATTGTCCGCCTTTAACAGAATTAGCATTTAAAGTTACTCGTTCTTCGTCATAAACCCAATCCGTAAATCCATCTTCAAAATTTCCGTTAGGTATGTAATTAATTAAATTATTGTTTAAAACAGTATTTCTAATTTCAATAATACCACCGCTAACTTCTTTAATTAAATCTTGACCCATTGGCAACGCATTAGTAGGTATATCTATAATTTTACCTTTTACTACGTCCTCAATATATAAACCGTCTGCGTCGTATCTTCTAAATGTAATATCTTCTAAAGTCGCAATATCCGCGTTATTTACAATAAAAAAGTCTTGCTCGGATTGAAATATTCTACAATTAAAACCAGTTAAAATTGAATATAAAACTTTTGCGCAATCAAATTTATAAGTATTTATATCTGTATATGTACTACTGTTTATATTTACATCTTCAAAAACATTGGTAAAAGATTCAGCGTTTTCTTCTTTAAGGTCTGTTTTAACAAATATGTTATACTCCAAACCATTTTCGGATAATGATTTATATAAACATTCCCATAGCGTAACAATATTATTTGGCGCTATTGGGAAATTAACACCTTTAAGCAATCCTAAACCATCAACGGCTTTAAATGATACGTTAAAAGGCGTTTGTATTATTTTCTGTTGGTATGTATCTTGTATTAAATAACCTTGCCAAAAAACTAAAAAACCACCACTTCCGTCGCCTTCCCAAAGCTGGTCGTAATTTTCCCAATTACTAAATATATCTTCCCAAAATAAACCATTACCCTGGTTTTCGTAATAAACTTTTACTAGAAATTCTCTTTCGTCAAAACCGTAAAAATCTTCATAGGTTGCGGTATCGGTTTGCATTAAATTAATTTCGCAATTCGATGCAATAATTGGGTCGTAAAAATCGTTATCTTGTTCCCAATTTATTTGAACAGGGTTTGCCGTTCCTATTAATGGGTAAACAATTCCATCGTAATCTTTTTTAAATATTTCTAAGCGCCTTTTGTTTCCTTCCGTATCCGAGAAGTCAAGACGATATTTTACGCCGTATGCCATAATATTATTTAATTCTTGACCTTGTTTTGTCTGCTCTTTGCAATGCTACAACTAAATCTTGACCCCTTACAACAAATTCCCCGCTAACATTCATATTACCGCCACCACCTTGTTCGCCTATAATATTTTTAAGTTTATTCAATGGCGCTATTACTTCTGGGTTAGACTTAGCACCTGGATATTCGCCTACTAAAGCATTTACTGGACCGCTTACAATACCACCGTTAGCAAAAGCAGCTTGTGGCGGGTTTGTAATGCTACTAGCTTTAGATTTTATTATTGACCCTAAAGCTATTAAAGCTATACCCGCAGCAATTGCAGTAGCCGGGTTTTTAAACGCTTGCTTTATAGCAATCATTCCAATACCTATTTGTAAAGCCGTTTTACCTAGTTGTACTGCCATATCTCCTAACATACCTAGTAAACCACCTAATATAGTCCCTAAACTAGCCGTGCCGTTTCCTATACTTTCTGCCATACCACCAAGTGCATTTGCAATAGCTGGGCCAACGTCAAACATTATGTTTATAGTTTCGTCAATTTTAGGTGCTAATTGGCTTTTTAAATTATTTAAAGCCTCTGTAGTAGATTTTTTAAGCGGCTCAATATCTATTTTACCGCCAAATTTTAAGCCTTTTGTACTTTCAAAGTTTTCAAATAAGCCTTTAAATAAAGAATCTCTTTGTGCGGCAGCCTCCTCGCCGTTTATTATTTCTACGCTTTCAATTTTAACTCTTGGCTCTGCAACAAATGGCTTTTTAGCTTCTGCATTTGGTGCTAATAAACCTAATCCAAACGTTGAAGCATCAGCTTGTGGCCCTTGACCTGGTAAACTAGGACCAGTTGGTGCTACTCCAGGCGATAATGCTGCGCCTTTTTTAGCATTTTTTGCCCTTTGTGCTTCAAATTCCGCCATTGCTAACCTAGCAGAACTTGTACCGTCTGCTAAACCTAAAAAAGCGTGCTTTAATTGGTCTATTGTGCTAACGCTTGGCGCTATTTTATCAGCAAGACTTGTAAAAATAGTAAGTAATCCTGT